TGGAAAAACATACTCGAGCAAAACATGGTGGGGATGATACAGTACAAACAGTATCCGAAGTAGTAAGAGAAATTTTCAATGGTATTACTTATTCAGAGTGGATAAATGATCATGGAATGAAGTGCACTTCGAGTGACAAAGGTGAAGTATCGATAGCTTATCGACCATTAGAGGAATTGTCATTTTTGAAAAATACTACTGGAAGTTTAATGGGTTTTTATGTACCATTAACGGATATGACATCAGTTTATGAGATGGCATATTGGGTAAGATTGAACAAATATAATAATGATATTCATAAAGCAACAGAAGATAACATAAATGCTGCTTTAAGGTGTCTATACTTTTATGGACCAAAGATTTATAATGAGTTTAGGGATAAAATAATTGATCACAATCCCAATTTTTCGTTATACACCTACGCAGAAAATGTAAGGATATGGAAAACTTTTTATTATTTTCCAGGTTCACATGCAGATTATGCAACAAGAGATGATCAAGATGAGAAATTTTTGGTATACGGAAAACAAAAATTTACAGTTTCCTCAAACAAGGTTTCTCGCATTACAGAAATGTCGACAATAACATCAACAGAACAAGGAGAAGGATTAGATAAAACAAATTTAAATATGAAACAAGAACATCCTATGGTATCAGCAGAGACTATTATTACTTCAGATTTACATGATACCACACCAGAAATCCAGGCTGATGGGGTGGGAAAAGGAATTACAACTAATGTTGGGACGAACGTTGTTGAAGCGCAAGCTCCACAACTTGGTACTATGAGAACGGCAGGCATGACCCATACATCAAAAAATATGAGAGCTGAACTACATTGTAATGATATTAACTGGACACTTGAAAAACTCGAAGAAAAATTTACTCTAGTTAGTTCAGTAAACTGGTCAATAGATCAGTCACCAGAAACAATATTGGTGCGATTAAATTTACCAACAGATATACTGGTAACACCAGCAATGAAATCGCCTTTTGACGTAACAGCATATTGGAGAGCTACAACAATAAAATTTAGGGTAGTGGTTAAAGCTTCAGCTTTTTATAGCGGGCAATTAGCCATAGGTTTTCTTCCTACTCTGACGAAATTAACAGATACAGATGTGATATCATTTGCAGATTCATCTAGAGTCTTTCAATTGGGAGGAAAACATTTAACTATATCAGACAACCAATCAGTTGAATTTAGTGTGCCTTTTCGCCATATTTATGGTTTTACAGAAGCACCAGATGATTGTATTGGACAGTTTATTATTTTTATTAACAATCAACTAAGAACAGGTTCAGGCAATGATAATAATGTGTTAATAACAGTGTATGCTGCTATAGTAAACTCAGAATTTAAAGTACCAGAGTTTGTGCCACCAACTTTTTATCGCTCACCAAAGTTTGACGTGATATCACAAGAACAGGCTTCTACTGAAATAGGAAGTCAGCAAATTAACATTGATGATCCAATAGAGAAAATGCCTAATATAATGATGTGCGCTGGAACTGGGCTTACAGGAGAACCACCGGTGAAACAGTTTATGGATCACCCTATAGATTTAGTACAATTGAAAAAAAGATATAGAACTTTGACTAGAACAACTTTTGCAAGCATAGGAGCAAGTTCTAAAGCTATATTGAATATAAGTGTTTCTGATATCAATAAACAAGTTTCTGGAATCTTAGGAAGTGCTTTTATGCTAAACAGGGGTTCCACGAATCTTATT